ACATCGCAGCCGCCACAGGTAGGTGGAATCTGTACTGCAACGGGTCCGCATCGAATTACATGGCTGGTAGCCTTGGTATAGGTATAACATCTTTAACAGGATATAATTTAGCTATACAAAAAAACCTTACAGGTGCAGCATCTGGAGTATTTTCAATATATCAAAACAGTTCTGTTCAATCTGATGTAACTGGTACGGCAAATGGTATTGGTAGTTTTACTGGTATATCTTCAACTACTGCTTTAGGTACATTAAGACATTTTGTAGCAGCACAAGGAACATTTGCAGGAGGTGGAACAGTAACAACTCAAGTAGGATTTACAGCTGCTTCTACACTAACAAGTGCTACAAATAACTATGGATTTAGAGGTGAGATTGGTGCAAGTTCTAATAGATGGAATCTGTACATGGACGGCACTGCCTCAAACTACGTAAATGGCAACCTAATTTTAGGAAGCAGCACGACTGATGGAGGGCAAAAGTTGCAGGTGACGGGGGATAGTATTATCAAGGGGAGTAGTAATGATAGTTCATCATTTGCATTAACTGTTCAGAACAATGCTGGTACTAATATTTTAAGGATAAGAGGTGACCGAAGAGTATTAATTGGTCAAGCATCTACGAGTGCAGCACCTGTAATCTATGCTTTTGAGGGTATAACAGGTGATAGGTCATTAAGAATCGGAATACAAAGTGCAGGTTCACTTACTCCTATTCCTGCCTTTAATATTAATCAAGAAAATGATTATACATACACAACAGGTACGGGTGAGTTTACAACAATTACAGCAAACTTTTTACCAACAAGTGGAACAGGTACATTAGCTGGATTGGTATTGAGAAACACCATAAACCAAACTGGTGGAGCGAATGGTATAACAAGAGGACTATACATTAATCCTACTTTAACAAGTGCAGCTGATTGGAGAGCGATAGAGGTGAGTGCAGGTGTATCTGTGATGGCTGCCTCATCAACGGCAAGTGCATCAATTCGCATCCCATCAGGCACAGCACCCACATCTCCTGTGAATGGCGATATATGGTTTGATGGCACAGATTTAAAAATAAGAATCGGAGGAGTAACAAAAACCTTTACGGTAACTTAATAATTAATCATCTATTAAATATAAAAACAAATGGCTAAGCAAATTTCACCCGTCAATATCTGGGTAAATGGTTCGGTAAAAGTAGCGGAGCAGTTCACGCTTCGCTCAATTAATGATGACTTGGAGACATCAGCTACGTTCAACTATGAACTAAAAGAGGCAGATGTAACTACCCAAGACTCTGAAGGTAATGATGTCACTACACAAGGAGCGGTTATTGCCGTGGGGAACCTTGGCATGGATGGCGTAAGCTATCAAGACTGGGGGAATCAAAGCGGTGTGGATATTAACACTTGGGCTTATGATTGGGCGGCAGGGAAGTTGAACCTGACAATAATTTAAAAATATCTATTTAAGTAAAAATACCTATTATGAATTTAACAGAACTCAAAGCACAAGCCTACGACATCCTTGCACAGATTGAATACTTGCAGAAAAAGTTGCAGGACACAAATTTAGAAATATCAAAATTGTTAAAAGAGAATGAAGGCGAAGGTCAATCCGTTACCAATTAGCTTTTCGGAGTTTAGTAAAGAGCCTGTAAAAGGTGTTCTATTCATGGCAGTTCTTGCTATCGGTTATTTGTACATTGATAATAAATTAACATACAATGAACAGATAGAAAAGCAGGGAGTGAAGATTGAAAAGTTGGAAGCAAAGATTGATGCTTTGACTCTGCAACTGAAAAAATCAGATTCATTACTTGCTGCTGCTGCTTCAAGGATTGCAACTTTACAAGAACTTGGAAGGATAAAATGAGGTGGATTACCTTGATATTGTTTATGGCATCCTGCTCTGAGAAAGGGCAGGATGTTTATGTTTATGAAACGGATTCTGTTTTGTTAAAGAGCCAGGCTACGACTCAAGATGTGCAGGAGGCTATCAGCGAAGCGGATGTTATCATACATAAAGAAGAAGAAAGGATTGCTGAAAACATTCATAGCTTGAAGAAGGAACTGGATGTGGCTAAAGAAGTGCAGCAAAAAAATAAGGTGGTATATATTCATGATACTATCATAATAAAAGAAAAGACAAACTTTTGGGGTAGGAAAAGAGTGAGTGTTGATAGCAGTACATTTATTGACTCTTTAGAATATAACTAAATGAAACAATTCTTTTGTGAGGATAACGACAGGTTATCTATGAAAAGGCTTTGCGGCTTTCTTTGTGTAGTAATGCTTTGCGTTACTATGTATCATAATTCCTTTCATTCTACTGAACCATCTGAAGCATTGGTTTATGCTGTTGCATCCCTTGCTTTTGGTTGCTTAGGTTTAACATCTGTAGAAAAAATATTTAAGAAGAATGAAGATAAAAATTGATTGGATAGCCGTATGCTTATGGTTTCTTCTGCTTACCTTATTGGCAGTATGGTTGATATCTTGTAACCCTGTAAAGAAAGTATTGAGCAACAGAGAGATGTTTGATGAGGTTGCAAAAGAGGTGGTAAAGGCAGGGTATTGTGCGAATGATACGACCATAATAACTAAGAGTGATACTACTATTATGGTAGATACATTGACGTTAATAGAAGATAAATTTACAGTTGAAGTGGTAAATGATACTACCTATATAACGAAATGGAAGACGGATGTAGTCACAAAAAAAGTAACTATTCGTGATACTGTTAAATCTGTGGTAGTAGATAATGCAAGGATAAAGCTATTGCAGGAAGATTTGATAAAGGCTAATGAGGAAAGATTGAATTGGAAAGAAAGAGCAAATAAAACATTTGGCTATTTATTGCTTTTGATATGTGGTATAGGTGTTTACTTATTCTTAAAATTTAAGAAATGAAATTAAATAAAGCAGGTTCTGATTTGATTAAATCCTTTGAAGGTCTGAAGTTGAATGCATATAAATGCAGTGCCAATAAAGAAACTATAGGTTACGGGAATACCTTTTATGAAGATGGCACTCCTGTTAAAATGGGAGATACCATAACAAAAGAAAGGGCAGAATCATTATTTGAGTTGATATCTGATTCTTTTGCTGCAAAGGTTAAGCCTGTAGTAACATCTGCTGTAAATGAAAATCAATTCGCTGCTTTAGTTTCATTTGCATATAACTGCGGCATAGGTAATTTAAAGAGCAGCACATTACTGAGAAAGGTAAATGCTAATCCTAATGATACAACTATAAGAGCAGAGTTTCTTAAATGGAATAAAGCATCAGGAAAAGTATTGGCAGGATTAACGAGGAGGCGAGAGGCAGAGGCGAATCTGTATTTCAAACCCTTATAAATATGGCTAACAATCCAAAGTTTAGCAAAACAAACATAGCGGAAGATTATCGGAATAAGTATGGGTGGGATATGCCTACCCTTAAACTTGCAAGGATTATGCATAAAGACAATCCTTTGCTGTTTAATAGTGCAGAAAGGGCAAGGGATGTACTTAGGCAAATCGAAGGCAAAAGCAGTAAAAGAGTAAGAGTGAGAATGGTTGTTGAGGAAAGACCTAAGAACCCGTATAACCTACCGAAATCTGAGGAAGCTATCTATGAGCCATATAAATTGAATGCAAAGCGTTTACTCGTTCTATCTGATTTGCATATACCATATCATTCTATTGATGCTATAACTGCTGCATTTGATTATGCTAAAAAAGAGAAGCCAGATGCAATATTGTTAAATGGTGATGTCCTTGATTTCTTTGGATTGAGCAAGTTTGAGAAAGACCCTAAAGCCAGGTCTTTTGCTCATGAATTGGCTGCATTTAAAGAGTTCATGGAAATCCTTGATAAAACATTCAAAGCAAAGGTTTACTATAAAATGGGAAACCATTGTGAAAGATATGAGCATTTTCTTTGGAGAAGGGCACATGAGATTGTAGGGGTAGAGGAATTTGAATTTAGCAATATCATCAAAGCAAGGGCAAACGGCATTGAGATAATTAAGGATAAAAGAGTAATGAAGGCAGGTGATTTAAACATTATTCATGGTCATGAATTTGGAGGTGGTATTTTTAGTCCTGTAAACATTGCGAGGGGTTTGTATATGAGAGGTAAGGTATCTGCTATGCAAGGGCATTCACATCAAACTTCCGAACATACTGAGACGGATATGAATGGTAAATTAGTCACTACATGGTCTATAGGATGTTTATGTGAACTAAATCCTACATATAGACCTTTAGCAAATAAATATAATCATGGCTTTGCTATTGTTGACATAGAAGGCGATAACTTTGAAGTAAGGAATAAAAGAATCTTCAAAGGTGTTATTTTATGAGAAAAGCATTAGACCATCAAGAGGGTGGCAGCCATTACAAGAAGATGGCTATTCAGCCAATTGATTTCATCTATTTCAATGATATACCTTTTATAGAAGGGAACATCATTAAGTATATTCTGAGGCATAAGAAGAAGAATGGTCTGGAAGATTTAAAGAAGGCAAAGCATTATCTTGAAATATTAATAGAGAAAGAATATGAAAATCCCTAAAACATTTGATAAAATGAATCTGGACCAACAGGAGGCATGGCTTGTGAATAAGCTAATGAAGTTGCAATTGGATGTAGAGGCTCTCAGAAGGCTATTAGCAAAGGTTAGGGGTGGTAATAAGATAGATTTACATTTAGATGACAGACCTGATGAAATCGCCTTAAAAGTGTTTTAAATGCTATTTATGGTTGATGAAGATAATCAAAAGACCATTGGGCAGGGAAAAGGTATGGGGTTTGGCTCATTCCGATGGGACTATTGAATTAGATTCATCTTTGAAAGGTTACAGGTATCTGCTATATTTGCTGCATGAATTCATGCATATAAGGCATCCTGAATGGTCAGAGGCTAAGGTAAGAAAGGAAAGCACAGCAATGGCAAGGCTTCTGTGGAAGCAGGGATTCAGAAAGATTGAGGCTTAAAAATACTCATGCATAGTTTTGATTGTGACTACGGCTCAGGTTTCTACTTGAGCCTCTTTTTTTATAAGTTATTGTAAATCAATCAGTTAGGAATATTTTAAAAAAAAGATAAAAAAAACTGTAAAAAAGTTTTGCAGTTTAGATAAAAGTATTATCTTTGATAAACAATTTAACAATCACAATCAAAAACTAATTATTATGAATCTTCAAAATTTTACACAAGAAGTAATTTCTAAAGCAGGTTTTCAAGTATGGCATAAAATTGTAAACAATTCTTTTGAAGCCAATACAGAGATTTCTAAAATGTGTCAATTGTCTACATCATCATCTGATGTATTAACATCTTTATTTGTATGGGATAAGACATCACAAGGGTTTGATTATTGGCAAAATATATATAATATTTTAGAAAATTAAATAAATGGGGCGAGGCATCCTACACCTCATTTAATCACAATTAAAACAAAGCAAAATGAAAGTCAAAGAATTTACAAACGATGTACTTGAAAATTTAGGCGGAGATGTAATGATTAAGATTACAGAATATGCTTTAAATTACAATAGGTCAATCAAGAAGATGTGCAGAATTAATAACTCTTCTTCTGATGTACTTATGAGTTTATTTATATTTGATTGGACTCCCGAAGGAGGTGAATATTGGGATGAAATGAAATTCAAATTGAAAAAATAACATATATGGGGCGAGGCATCCTACACCTCATTTAATCACAATTAAAACAAAAAGCAACATGAAAAAAATCACAGAAGTCCAAGATTACCACAACTACTTGGCAGAAAAATTTAGCATTCCCTGTGAAGACATTGTTTCAGGGAATAGTGGTGTATGCTATAATAGCATCACAGTTAAGACAATTGAAAGTGCAGAAAAGATTAAGTCACAATGTAGGGGGTGTGTTAATGGTGGATGGTATGACGGCATGACACTTGGTCACATCCATGCCAATAAAGACAATACCTACTACATAATGTGGTAATCAAACATGGGGCGAGGCATCCTACACCTTACTTTTTTACAATCAAAAACAAAGCAAAATGAAGAACAAAGATTTTACCTACTTAATGATTGTCTTACTGGTCATGACATTCGGATTAATACTTGCAGGAAACCTTAATTTTTAATTTTTAAAACACAATCAAAATGAACTTAGATTTTCAAAAATTATCAGGATGGGAATTAACTAAAGCCATCTACTTAGTACAACAGGCTAAGGAATTAGGAATGAAGTTAGACGGATATGGTCAGATAGATGTAAACCCACATTCAGGTTATACATACCTCTGGTCAGAAGATTATCCTTTTACTTTGTATATGCCAATAGATTGCAGATTGAATAGGAATGATGTATGGGTGCTTTACACAGATACCATGAACGGGGAAGAAATAGAAGAAAGGCTGAGCAACTTCGAAAGCCTTGATGCCATCTACGAATGGGTAGAGAAATTAGAAGCAGAAGAAGAAGAAGAATTTTAATAAACAATAAAAACCAAACAAATGACAGCAGAACAAATCAAAGCAGAAAGAAGAGCAAAGAACCTCAGCCAGACAGAACTTGCAAAGAAAGCAGGAGTGCATCTACTCACAATCTTCAGGGCAGAAAATGGTAAAGTAAAACCTGCAACAATTGAAAAAATAGTTGCAGCACTAAAGGAAAATCAGCCAGAAAATTTGTAAATTTATCAAACAAATCACAATCAAAATGAGAAAGAAAACAATCACCACAGAGGTCAGAATCCCCGCCGATTGGCAGAAGTTAGGAATCCAAGACATTATGATTAGAGCCACAGCTATCATTGATGATGATGGTGATGAGGTTCGGGTATTGATGAAGCAGATACTATTTCCAGGGTGGCATTGCTTTAATCTTAAGCCAGGTTATCAATATCAGGTATATGAGTTGGTAGAACAGAAGTGCATTGATGCCTATGTTAATGAAATGGATTGGGAAGTTGACCTTTATGATACTATTTGCCATGAGTAACGAAAGAATAGAAATGGTCTTGGAGGTAAAAGGAGAACAGAAAGCCTTTGCCAATGTAGAAAGAAGCTACAAAGGTGTTGAGCAACAGCGGTATAGATGGGTTCATACCTATGGCTTATCTCCTAAAAAAGAATGGAAGATATACCTCCAAGTTCCTTCAATGATGGGCAGTGAAAAGCCTTACAAAATCACACGAAAGTCATTTAATTATCTAAATAAAAAACACAATCAAGATGAGCAATCAGAAACCATCGGAGATTACGACTCAGAGTAATGTCGTATCACAGCTAATCCTCAACGGGGATTTATCAAAGCTATCAGCAACAGACAAGGTAAGGTACTACAATGGATACTGTGAACGTATGGGGTTAGACCCATTTACAAAGCCTTTTGATATACTAAGGCTTAATGGCAGAGAGGTACTGTACTGCACCCGTTCAGGAACTCAGCAGCTAAATAAACTGCATTCAGTTAGCCATTTAATTACAAGCAGGGAATTGATTGAAGCAGTAGGGGTTTATCAGGTTACATCTAAAGCATCCCTACCTGATGGAAGATGTACGGAAAGCATAGGTGCGGTAAACATAACAGGGCTGAAGGGTGAGGCATATGCTAATGCTATCATGAAGGCAGAAACAAAAGCAAAGCGAAGGGCAACCCTTGACCTGTTAGGCTTAGGGGTTCTGGATGAATCTGAAGCAGATAGTATTCCGAATGCAGAACCAGCTTCTATTGCATTGGTGCAAGAGCCACAGGAAGAAGTAGAACCTGCTGCACAGTCATATCCAACTTTAGGCACATTGATAATTGCATTAAGCAAAACACAATCAATAGAGGAAATAAAGCAGCTATATTTTTGGAACAAGGACAAAGTAGAGCATAATGCCTTTGTAAAGGAAGCATTTACTAACCGCAAAAATGAACTGAGCAATGGAAAATAAATCACTAACAGAAATAAAGGTAGGGGAAATTGCCCCTACCAAGTTCGGTCTGGATTTAATGGCTTGTTCTATTTCCGAACAAGTGGCTGATGGAAATCTGAACAGCCTTGATGTAGCTATCCGAATGAATGCAATGGAGCAGCTTTGCAAACTGGTAAAAGAAAAGATACAGGATAATGTTATGGATGAACTTTACAAGCATCCAAAGCAGAAGGCTGATGTCTATGGTGCTTCCATTTCTATGATGGATTCTATTAAATATGATTACAGTCATATTGAGGAATGGGCAGCACTTGAAAGAACAATCCAGATGGCAAAGGAAAAGCAGAAGGAAATAGAAGAAGAAGAAAAGAAATACAGGAGAGGGGAACTGCCTGTTAAATCAGCTACATCAACATTCAAAGTACAATTATCAAAATAAAACAAAATGGCAAAACAAATCGTTAGTATCAGTATCAATCTTGACAAGGTAACCCAAAGCAAACTGTACAAAGGCAAGAAAGGTAATTATCTGAATGCTACCCTATTCTTGAATGATGATGTTGACCAATACGGGAACAATGGTTTTATCGTTGAGGCTACCACTAAAGAAGAAAGGGAAGCAGGTGTTAAAGGTGTTATCCTTGGCAATGTAAAGAAATCAGCAGCAAAGGTAGATGAATCAGTAAATGAGGAATCCTTGCCCTTCTGAAGCCTTATCGAACCTCTCCTTCGGGAGGGGTTCTTTACCCTTGAACCAATTGTAAAATTATCAGATGTTAGTCGGACACATTGAACGTAATTTTGACATTGACCTTCGATATGGAAACGAAGGAGAGCAATTAGTTCTTCAACTGCTAAATGGTGGCAAGAAGATAGAAGTAAAGACAGACCGCATGGCTCATAAAACAGGTAACGTTGCTATTGAGTTTAAGTGCAGAGGTAGGCTATCTGGTATTGCAACATCAGAAGCAGATTACTGGGCATTGGTATTGAAGAACAATGAACTGATAATATTTATCAGGACTGAAATACTGAGAGCCATATGCAGACAATTCTATCTACAGGGTTATGTTAAAAATGGTGGAGATGACAAAGCATCTGAAATGATTATAATACCCCTTAAAATATTAACAGATGAAATCCTTCAAC